AGCATCGAAAGCATCATTATTCGAATTTAATGATGAATTTACAAGGGCTCAATTTAGAAACATGGTTGAACCTTTCTTAAGAGATGTTCAGGGAAGACGTGGTATTACAGACTTTAAAGTAGTTTGTGATGGTACAAATAATACAGGAGCAATTATTGATACCAATAAGTTTGTTGCTGATATTTATATTAAGCCTGCTCGTTCTATTAACTATATCACACTTAACTTTATTGCCACTCGAACTGGTGTAGAGTTTAGTGAAATTGCAGGAGGTAATTAAAGATGGCTATTTTAGGCGTAGATGATATGAAAGCCAAACTCGTTGGCGGTGGTGCTAGACCTAATCTATTCAAAGTAACGATGGCTTTTCCAAGTTATGTTACTGCGGATGTATCTTTAGCATCTTATATGTGTAAATCAGCTTCTTTACCAGCATCAACAATTGCACCAATTCCAGTTCCATTTAGGGGTCGTCAATTGCAAATAGCTGGTGATAGAACTTTTGAACCATGGAATATTACTGTAATCAATGATACTGACTTTAATGTACGTAATTCTTTTGAAGAATGGATGAATGGCATCAATCAACATGAAGAGAATACTGGTTTAACACAACCAAGTTCTTACATGGCTGATATGATTGTTGAACAACTTGATAAAGATGGTACATCAAAGAAGACTTATAACATTAGAGGTACGTTCCCAACAAGTTTGGGTGCTATTGAAATAAGTTATGAACAAGAAAATGTTATAGAAGAGTTCACGGTTGAGTTACAAGTTCAATATTGGGAATCTGATAAGACAACATAAATCATCATATAATAACACAAGGAGTGCCTTCGGGCACTCTTTCTTAAGTGTTATAAATATATTTAAGAAAGTGTTTATAGGATATTAAATGGCAGACAACAGTAGATCATTCTTCGGTTTTCAATTTAAAAGAAAAGCGATAGAGACAAATAAAAAACCTGTATCATTTGCAACTGAGAATGAGGATGGCGCATATGAAATTTCCCCTACTGGCGGTTATTTTGGCCAGTATATGGACCTCGCAGGAGATCAATTCCAAAGCGACAAAGATTTAATAATGAAATATCGTTCAATATCGCAATACCCAGAAGTGGATATGGCGATTGAAGACATATGTAATGAAGCTATTACAGATGAAAACGGTATTATTGTTAAGCTAAATCTTGATAACTTAGACCAAGCAGACAATGTTAAAGATTTAATTATGGAAGAGTTCGATAGAATTCTTAACTTAACTAACTTCTCTATGACAGCATACGATACATTTAGACGTTGGTATATCGATGGACGTTTATTTTACCATGTTATTATCAATGATGCTAAACCAGATGCTGGTATAATTGAACTAAGACAAATAGATCCAACTAAAATTCGTAAGGTTAAAGAGATTGAAAAGGTTAAAGATCCTAAGACTGGAGCAGAGCTTCAGAAAGAAGGTGAAGAGTATTACTTATATCAAGATGAAGTATTAATGAATAATTCTGAAGGTTTAAAAATCCATCCTGATGCTATTATTCAAATTAACTCAGGTCTATTAAATGATGAACGTAATAAGGTTGTAGGTTACTTACAGAAAGCCCTTAAACCTTTAAACCAATTAAGCATGATGGAAGACTCGCTTGTCATCTATCGTATATCAAGAGCACCTGAACGTCGTATATTCTATATAGATGTGGGTAATCTTCCTAAGGGTAAGGCTGAAGAATACCTTAATAATACCATGAATAAGTATCGTAATAAGATTGTATACGATCCTGCCACTGGTAATATAAAAGATGAGAAGATCCATCGTAACGTTATGGAAGATTTTTGGTTACCACGTAGAGAAGGTGGTCGTGGTACTGAAATTACTACTCTTCCTGGTGGACAAAACCTTGGTGAGATTGAAGATGTTCAATACTTCCAAAACAAATTATATAGGGCTTTAAATATTCCTATGAGCAGATTAACAGAATCAGATGCATTCTCTGTTGGTCGTTCATCCGAAATCACACGTGACGAACTTAAATTCCAAAAGTTTATTGATCGTTGTCGTGGTAAGTTCTCAACATTATTCTATGAAGCACTGAAGAGACAGTTAATTCTTAAAAAGATTATTGTTCCAAGTGACTGGGTAAATATCCGTGAAGAGATAGTTGTTGAGTATTCTAGAGATAATTACTATACTGAACTTAAAGATGGAGAAATCCTTAAGGAAAGAATAGAAATGGTACAAATGATGGACGAATATATCGGTATGTTCTGGTCTAAAGACTGGATACGTCGCAATATTCTTAAGTTAACTGATGATGATATTAAACAAATTGCTAAAGATAATAAGAAAGATCCGATAAAACCTGGTGATATTAACCCAGATTTATCGAATGCACCTATATAATATAGCATTTTTCCTCAAAATAACAAATTTTATAAATAAGATACAGAGATAATATGAGCACAAAAGAACTAATTGACAATATAAAGAAGGGTGACGCAATGAAGAGTAATAATACTTTTAATAGTATTATGCATGATAAAATACTCGATGCGTTAGCTACACATAAAACAGAAGTTGCTTCAAAAATGTATGGAGCATCTAACGATACTCCAACAGAAGGGGAAACAACTACAGATGCTAACGTTTAAAGAATCATTTAATGAAGTAATTGAAGCTAAATTAAAACTCCCTAAAGGTGAAAAGGTAGCCAAGGAAATAACCAAACTTGGAAAGAAAAAGAACGTAACTGCGGTTATCACTAGTAAATTTAATTTATATATTGATGGTGTTAAGTTAGATAAGTATCGTTCTTTAGCAGACGCTGATAAAGCAGTCAAAGAATTCATCAAATTAATGGGAGCATAAATGAAGCTAATTACAGAATATCTTTCGCATAAGCTTAGTTACTCAATTGAAGAAGCTAAAAGCGGAAAAAAGAATACATTCTTAGAAGGTGTATTCATGCAAGCAGAGAGTAAGAATAAGAATGGTAGAATTTATACCAGAGAAGTTCTTACACAAGCCGTTGACAAATTTGTCAATGAGCAAGTTATTACAGGACGTGCAGTAGGTGAATTGAATCACCCTGATGGTCCTTCCATTAATTTGGATAAAGTTTCTCACAGAATTACCGAACTTAAATGGGATGGTAATAATGTGATGGGAAGAGCACTTATTTTGGATACCCCTATGGGTCAGATCGTAAAAGGTTTGGTTGAAGGTGGCGTACAACTTGGAGTGTCAAGTCGTGGTATGGGAAGTCTTATAATGAAAAACGGGGTTAACTATGTTAAGGATGATTTTCTACTTAACACTATTGATATCGTACAAGATCCTTCTTCACCTAATGCATTTGTAAATGGCATTATGGAAGGAGTATCTTACGAAATGGATAGACCTGGTCATTATATTAAGACTATTGATAAAGGTGAGACAGAAGTGAAAGAGCCTGTATTGTTCTCGGAAGAGCAACAGTCTGCAGGTTTTGGGCATTTCCTCTCTAAACTATAATCTCTAAAGGAGAATACAATGTCTGATATTAAAGACGAAGTTGTTGAAACTGTAGATGAGGTTATTGTTGAGGATACGCAAGTAGAAGCTGAGGAAGTTATTGAAACTCCCGATGCGCCTCTAACAGCAGCTCGTACAGTATCAGCAATTCAAGCTTCTTTGGCAGAAATGTCTAAAGAGGGCCTTGACGAAATCTTTGAAGCAGCGGAAAAAGCTAAAGCTAAAGCTAAAGTGGAAGACGATGAAGAAGAAGAGGACGACGAGGACGATGATGATGAAGGTGAAGTAGAAGGTACCAAAGCATCTAAGAAAGAAGGCAAAGCTAAGAAAGAAAATAAAAAAGCTAAGACTGAAGTCGTAGATGACGAAGGTGACACTGAAGGTAAATCAAAAGCTAAGAAGAAAAAAGTCAAAGCTGATGACGGATCTAGTGGTGATACTGTTGAGTCTAAAAAGGCTGGTAAATTCAAAGAAGATGTAGAAGCACTAGTTAAAGACGAAGACACATTGTCTGAAGGCTTTAAAGAGAAAGCTGCTATTATTTTTGAAGCTGCACTTACATCTAAAGTTAATGCTGAAACAGCAAAATTAGAAGAGCGTTATGCATCTGATTTAACTGGAGAAGTTGAAGCTATTAAAGAAGATTTGGTTGACAAAGTAGACGGTTACTTAACGTATGTCGTTGAAAACTGGATGAAGGATAACGAGGTTGCAATTGAGCATTCTCTGAAGTCTGAAATCACTGAATCATTTATACAATCACTAGGTCAGTTGTTTGCTGAGCATCACATTAATGTGCCTGAAGATGCGGGAGATATTTTAGATTCCCTATCTGAAGAAGCAAAAGATGCGAAGTCTCAACTAAACGATGCGACTGAAAGAAATATTGAATTGTCAGAAAAAGTTAAAGCTTATGCAAGACAAGACATAATTCGTGAAGCATGTAAAGGTTTGGCTGCAACTGAAGCTGCAAAATTAACTGAGTTAACTGAAGCTGTTGAAGCTGATGATAACGAAGCTTTTGCAACTAAAGTAGCTACAATTAAGGAATCTTACCTTAACAAAGATACCGCGGTAGAGACATCAGAAGTTGATGCGATCACTGAGGATTCACAAGAACCACAAGTAGTATCTGATCAAATGCAGAAGTACTTGGACGCGATTTCGCGCACTTAATCCATATTTAGGAGAATTAAAAATGGAAATTAATCAACAATTATTACAGGAAAAATGGGCTCCTGTACTTGATTCTGAAGATGCCAACAAGATACAAGATCGTCATAGACGTTATGTAACTGCTGTCGTTCTTGAGAACCAAGAAAAAGCTTTTTTGGAAGAAAGAGAAGCAATTACTGAAACCGCAGCCAATAAAACTGGTAGTGGTGTAGATAATTGGGACCCTGTCTTAATTAGCTTAGTAAGACGTGCTACCCCTAATCTTCTTGCATTCGATCTAGTTGGCGTACAGCCAATGACTGGACCAACTGGTCTGATCTTTGCTCTGAAGAGTCATTATAGTACTCAAGGTGGTACTGAAGCATTATTCGATGAAGCTGATACAAGTTTCTCATCGGGCACTGGTTCATCACCTTCTGCTACTGTTAGTGCTGACATGTTTGCTGGTGACTCAGGTGATGCTGACTCAGTAGATGACTACACTCCAGGATCAGGCCTTGCTACAGCATCCGCTGAAGCAATGGGTAATACTGGTGTTGCTATTCCTCAAATGGCGTTCTCAATCGATAAGACTACTGTGACTGCAAAGTCTCGTGCTCTTAAAGCTGAGTACACCGTGGAATTAGCACAAGACCTTAAGGCTGTTCATGGTCTTTCTGCAGAAACTGAATTGGCAAATATTTTGTCAACTGAGATTCTTGCTGAAATGAATCGTGAAATTATTCGTTTAATTAACCTTAATTCAGTAACATCAGTTATCGCTTCTGGCGAGTATGATATGACAGATGCTACTGATAATGCTGGCGCTCGCTGGTTAGTTGAGCGAGTTAAAAGTATGGTTTTTGCTATGGAAAAAGAAGCAAACCAAATTGCTGTTTCTACACGTCGTGGAAAGGGTAACTTTGCTATAGTTTCTCATGGCGTTGCTGCTGCATTAAATTCAGCTGGCGTTATGGATACTGGTTTAGGTCTATCTGGTCCTCAAGGATTTGATTCAGACGTAGCTGGTTCATTATTTGCAGGAACTTTAAACGGTCGTATGAAAATTTATATCGACCCATATGCAGGCGTAGATTACTACACAGTTGGTTATAAGGGTACTAATCCTTATGATGCTGGAATGTTCTATTGCCCATATGTTCCTTTATCAATGATGAAGACTATTGGCGAAAATGATTTTCAACCACGTATCGGATTCAAAACTCGTTACGGTATTGCTGATAATCCTTTTGTCACTGCTGGTAAAGGTAACAACGTATACTACAGAAAACGTAAGGTCGTTAACCTTTAATTTTCTAAAGTTACAACTAAACCCCCTTAATTGGGGGTTTTTTTATGTATAAATATAGTTATGCCAAACTTTTTAAACCCATCATCGTTCGTATTAACACTTGACTCCCAAACATACTCTGGTGCAGAGTTTACAATACAGTCTATGTCACTACCAGATATTAGTGCTGAAGGTGCACCTCTACCATTTAAACAATTAAATGTTGCAATGGCTGGAGATAAGGTTGTTTATGGTGCATTCGAAGCTTCATATCTAATTGATGAAGACCTATTAAATTATAAAGAAATCTTTGATTGGATAAAAAGTAATGTAGAAACAAATCATACAAGAACCGCAATTGCAACTAATCATACTAGAGACCTAACTCTAACTATAATGAACTCTGCTAATAATGTTACAAAACAAATCAGATTTATAGATGCTTTCCCAACAAGTCTATCATCACTACCTTTCGATATAACAACAACTGATGTAGAATATCTAACTGCTGTTGTTGTATTCTCATATAGCTACTACGAATTCGTATAAAAAATTTATTAAATATATGTACTTTTATAAAAAGTATGATATAATATAGTATATGATTATAAAAAATAAATGGCACGGTGTCAGAAAGAGAACTAGTATTGGTAGACGATGGATTAAAACCTCATCTATGAATAAACGTAAGAAGGCATCATTTAAAAAATATAGAGGTCAGGGTTGAATATTGAGCAAGTACTAGAGATGTGGAAGACCGATTCCATAATAGATGATTTAAAATTAGATGATACCACTATAAAGATGGCACGTATACATAGTAAGTACTTAGAGTTAATTACTATTGTTAAGATGCGTAGAAAGAAAAAGGATCTTGAGTATAAGATATTACTTAAAGATAAGTGGCTATACTATAATGGTAAGCTATCTAAAGAACAAATTGATGAATTAAAATGGAAGTATGATCCATTCGGTGGTCTTAATAAACCACTTAAAAGTGATATGAATTATTACTATGATGCTGATACTGATATACAAAAAGCTCAGGCGGCATTAGAATACGATAAAGTTCTTATTGAAACTCTAGAAGAAATTATGAATACTATACGGTGGAGACATCAGAACATTGGCAACATAATTAAATGGAGGGCATTCGAAAGTGGCGCTTAAAGAAATTAAAGGTACACCACCACATAAAAAGTTTGGATGTAGTTGTGGGCGTTCGCCTATTGGTCGGTGTGTAGGTTGGCATAATCTTAGCGATAAACAATGGATAGAAACCATAGCTAAATATCAGAAAATGACACCTAAACAAAAAGAAGGTTACTTATCTCCCAAGGCAATAGATGGATTTGGCGAATGAAGAAAATACTATACTTCTGTTTTGATTTATTCATTGTAATATGTTTTATGTTGTTTGGAATGGTGATTGCAGAACAGAATGAGTTTGCAATATGGATTGGGGCTTTTAGTGGATTAGTCGTTCATAAACTTCTAACAATAATTTTAAGAAATT